ATAGATTATTTTTGGTTTGCTTGGGTTTTTGGTTATAGTACAGGACGCACACATGCATCTATGTTCAGAACACCAAACAGTTTTCAGTTCATTAACGATCTTCTTGCTATTAAGCAACCTGTTTTACGAGCCAATACGCTCTCGCATTATATGTACGATCCGCTTTACTTGGACACTGGGCGCGTTTTCATTAGACCCCGTCTTTATCCAACTAACCAAGTGAATCAAAACGTTATTAATCCTATATCTAAAGAAACGACACCTGATATGCCACTTTTTGTGATTGCAGACGCTATATACATGAACAACCCAGGCCGTTATTTGCAACAAGGCACAACAAGGGACTGGACTCACGAGTTATACAGTTTTGACCACTTGAGTGCACCACACCCTCCATCGCACTCGGTACAGTTTTACTATATGAACAGTGGTTTTAGCAGTGGTGGTGTTGGTGGTGGTGGTAATATAGATGGTGTTCAAATCCCATCTGGATATCGCGCTGGTTCCAACGTGATGACGAGGCCATATGGTGGGTACGATCAGGCAATCATTAAGCAAGGGACTGGAGCTTCAGTAGCCAACTTTTACCATCTTGTAGAAGCGGAACCATCAATGACCCGTCTTTGGAGCATTCAATGCGGTCTGAATACAGCACCTCTTACAAGAACAGGCGACGAACTGACTCACGAGTACGGCGTCCCCGTAAGTAATAACCACATGATTACATCTCATGGTCTGCACTACGAGGCCACAATAGTAGATTACTTCTTGGGCAACATGTTCCTGTATAGAGAAAACGATAATAGCTTGTACGAAGGACATCCATTGCCTCACCCTAACTTCATCATATTTGGAAGGTCTGATAATATTTACAAGTTTCTCGGTAATCCTGTGCCGGAAGTCACATATAGTGCTCCACCTATGTCTTACACTATAGAAATAGGCCTTAGACTTTATACAGCTTTGAATAGTAGTGATGGTACAATAAATAGGAATCAATACCAAGACATTACTATTAGGCCATATCAGAGGTATCTGTCGTTTTCGACTGATACGTCTGTACAACTGCCTCATGCATATAGTTATGAACATCTACTACAGAACAGCTGTTTTGCTCAGCATGCGTTTCCGGCTATGGTAAGGAATAAACACGACATAGACTACCACCATCAAGCGGAGTACGTGTTTAGTAACGGCGGTATCTTCGCGAACATCGCTTCGAGCTACATAAAGGCTATCGCACAAGATCCACCTTCAAGTGGTGGTGGCAGCGATGACACACAAGTAGAAGTTCAATTCAAGGATAAACATGGATTTTGAAAAGTTGCGAAACAGCATTTCAATAGTTGATGTTGTTCAATCTTATGGTATTGATCTTAAAAAAGTGGGCCGTCAATATCGAAGCTTATCGCCATTCAATAAAGAATCTAAGCCATCTTTTTTCGTAGTACCTGATAAGAATATATTCAAATGCTTTTCTTCTGGGTACGGTGGTGATGTTATCAAATTTGTAGCCCTAATGGAACAAGTCTCATACTCAGAAGCTGCAAAAATATTATGTGAGCGCTATAACATCCAGATTGACGAAAATGATAACTCTAAAAATAACCATTTATACTTCAAACGGCAAATAGCCAACTATCTCTCTCAAGCATTGCTTAAAAACACAGATTCTGCTTACTTTCATTATATTAAGAATAGGTTCGCTTTTTTAGATCAAGATACTATAGCTTCTGTTATAAAGAAGTTCATGATTGGTATATGGGATTCTCAGATGTATAACGAACTTGTTACTCTTTATGGCGAACAGAGGATTAGGCGTATGCGTTTCCCTAAAACAGAAGAAAATAGTTTCATCGTACTACCCATTATAGAAAACAATAAGGTCATAACATTTATGTTTAGGACACTTAGTGATAATTCAGAATACAAGTATATATACTCCGCAGAGCCTAATAAGTCTCTTATTGATGTTGTATATAACTATAATCCTCACGACTCGAACACTGAGATTTACGTAACTGAGGGCATCTTTGATGCTATCGCGCTATACGGTATAGGTATAACAAATGTAGTTTCTTTGTTAGGGCTAAATATAAACAATAAAAAGCTGTCTAAACTGAATAAATACAACGTAATAAACCTTGCCTTAGATACTGATCGTTCTGGGTATAGGGCCTCACTAAAAGCAGCACAGTACTTCATGCTTCAAAATAAAATCGTATACATAGTACTAAACACACCTTACAAAGATGTAGATGAGGCCATAAAAGCTGGCGTTTACGATAAGGAAACGATAAGATATAAAAGACAATTGATAACCACACACATATACACTAGAAAGTATAAATCTATTGAACATGAAGCACAGTATAAGCAGTGGATTAAGAAAGTAATTAGCCTTATAAAAGATAAGGACATGAGATATTTATATAACAAAAGTATTTACGAAGTTTTTAAGCAAAGGTCGCAAGATTTTAAGGAAAGTTTGGCTATAGACAAGCTACTGGAAACACTTACTACACCTACGCTTAAACTAGCACTAGCTTATATCGTGAATGTAATAGAGGACAGAGAAAGGTATAATATGTTACAAAAAATGAGTACAAATAAGAAAGATGATATAATAGACGAGAAACTAGTTGAGTTGGTTATAAATAGTTTAGTACGTAATCAGTCAAGCTGATTGCATGCTTTACTGATTTTGCATAGTATGTCTTGTAGTGTTGGGTCGCTTTTATTACAGTCGCCGTTCAGGGCTTCATTTAAAAGAATTCCGAACTTTTTGAATGTCTCGTTACTGTGATTATTTAAGGCGCTTTTAACCCAAATTTGAACAATACTTTTTATTGGCCATCTATAGTATAGTTGTACGACATCGTCCAGGTGGCCAGCAAAATACATCATGTAATACCTACCTTTGCCATTTTCTAAGTAGTCGAACAAGTCAACACAAAGGTTATACAATTCTATAACCTGACGCATACCTATAATTGCGTCGAAAGACTTTATGCGATGAAATTTGGTACTGGTTGGTATATTTACTTATGGCTAACTTTGTTGATTTTGCTCAGCTTGGGGTTACGCAAGGTTACCTAGGCTATGTTGAGTACCCTAAGCTTTCTGGTGGTGGAAAAGAATTTTTATGGCAACACATGTGGGATATTGATATTCCTGTGAAACCGAGAGCTGTATATTGGCCAGGTCTAGATGTTATAAAGCATAGGATGAAAACACTTTCTTTAGAAATCAAGAAGGATCTAGTTGGTAATGTAGATGTCAATATTCGTGGTATTCATATCAAGCAGTATGGTGGTTATGAAAGTGATGGGACTATAACGTGGGAGCTGATTGACTTTGAAGACCAAACTATTTACGCCATGGCATTATCCTTTATGAGTGCAGGTGGTGCAAATAGATATAAGTTCCAGCTTAGAAAAGAAGATGTTATGATACCTATTTTCCAGGTCTATTTTCTCAATTCTAGTCGCAAACCTGTAAAGAGAATAGATTTTTATACCTTACTGTTTATGAGCTATGATTACAACTACGATACTCCGACGGAGCCTTCTGGGGCGAGAGAAACAGTAACATTGAGTTTTGGTTACGAACATCACGACAAAACACTTCTCAACGTAGTACCTGCATTTACTTTCTAATATGGATATTATAAGATACGAACCCAAGTATATCACTAACTACGAAGCTTCTAGAATGCTAAGAATACCTGTTCATAAGATAGATGCAGCCATTAGGATGTACAATATCCCTCACTATCGCGAAGGAAGTACCATATTTATTAGAAGGGACATAGCACCTCATATTAAGATGTTTGTTTCATTATTAGAGCAGAATGGATATGCATTTTGATCAAGCATTAGTTGAGGAAGCGAAGAGAGCGGGCTTCTTTATTATGCCCCTTACAATAGACGAGTTTATAGCGCGTCTAGGCTTAGAAGGCTCTATCTACCCTGCATGGATAGAACACCTCAGAAAACTATATCCCACTCCTATACATACCGCTCATAACTATATACTGCTTACTGGTGCTATCGGCACCGGGAAATCCACCACCTCAAAAATCGCCGCACTCTACACAGCCTATAAAATACTTTGCCTAAAAGACTTAAAAGCATTTGACCTATTTATAACAAAACCCATTCAGTTTGTGTTTTTCCATGTAAAAATAGAAAAAGCGCGAATAGAATTTCTGGAATACGTAAAAGATGTTTTTGAAAATCACGATCTATTTAATGAGATTAGGGAACTTAGGTTAGAGAAGAAGCTAAAGCCTATTCCTATAGATTTTCAAGCTGATGGTTCAAAGAGCAATTCATCCATAGGTGGAGATGTGATTTTTTATGTTTTTTCGGAGGCTAACTTTGTTAACGAAGGAGTGATAAGGTTTAAGTTGGAGCAAGCTTATAATCGCTTTAAGTCCAGATTTTTAGCTGCTAAGGATTACATAGGCAATATCATCATAGATACTTCTGCTTCTTACGAGGGAAGTGTTGTAGATTTTTTAGGTCATAGAGCTGAGGATTTTTATGTAGTTCGGATGTCGCAGTGGGAAGCGAAAGCTCACACAGGTCTATTCTTTAGAAAGGGTGCTATATTAGTTTATACGGGCGGCATACTAGGGGAACCTAAAATATTAGGCGATAAAGATTCCTTATCACCTGAGGAATTAAGTGCTTACGAGCCAGACCGTATTATAGAAGTACCAAAGGAATTTGAAAAGGAGTTTATGACAAATATATACGAAGCTTTGATATCTTTGGCTGGTGTTAGTGTTAGGCCACCGAATTCACTATTCACAAGGGAAATGGTTAGTACAGTCATGAGGCTCCCTCGCGTAACGCCAGACGTGGTCAGCATTATGCAGTTGGATACTATACTAGATCCTATACTCTCTGCCTTACCAATAGATAGAGCCATAGCTATTCACATAGATACATCTATCCGAGGTGATAATACGGGTGTCGCAATGGGATACTGGTACGACGAACAGCTTATACACATACCCGTTGCCTTCGGCATACATAACGAAGGCGACGACATACCTATGAACATCATAGAAGGACTAATAACACAAATAGCACAACAAAGACAGGTAACTATCGTAACCGCAGACACTTACCAATCCTATAAGCTACTTCAAGACATTACTATAAGAACCAGAATTAAAACCCAAACAATATCAGTAGATCAAAATCCTAGCATATATTTCAGTTTAAAGAAAGCGATTATTGATAGGACAATAAATATAACCCAAAACCATCTTTTAATAGACGAACTAACTAATTTGCGTTACAAAGTAGTGGGCGCCAGTTTTAGACCTAAAATTGACCACACTCCTAATTCGTCTAAAGATATAGCCGACGCTGTAGCCTCAGTTCACTATGTGTTATTAGACTTAGTGGCCAAAGGTAAGGCTGTTAATACAATGATAATGCAGGAAATACAGAACTATAAAAATAAACTATATCGTCAAATGAACTTAGCAGGATATACTAAACCTATAGAT